CGCATAGGAACATTGAGATAACCCCCCTCCGATTGAGGCGACCTACGCAAGCTCCGGAGCCACTCTGGGGGGTTAGCTGAATCTTGGGCACACAGCAAGCTGGTACCCGCTTTTCTATACATTAGGATTGGGGGATGGTAATTCCCCTACCCACCTTAAATGCTAACTTGTTAAGCTAACGCAATATGTCCTAAGTTGTAAATTTTTTATTCTTGTAAATTATTAAGTTCTAAAGACGCATAATTCATAGCACACAATGGTGCTGGACCTGTTTTTAAATCAAAACAATATCTAGCCTCTTTCTGATAAGCAACTAAAACTTTTGTTGCTGCTGCAGTTTGCATCATCTCCTCTAAAGCAAACATTTCACATTTGCCGCTAGCATACCTAATAGGTCCAGCACCAAGCGCATTATTACGACTAGCAAACTTTTTCCATAAATTATTAAAATATCCTGAATAACTATAAGATAAAAGTCCATCTTTCATTTGCCCAGGTTGCAACGTAACGTTTCCACATGAAATAGAATTATTAAACATTTTAGCCAATGGTGGCTCCTTCCAATTATTAACAGCAACAGCACCAACATAATTAGAAGGTCGCATTAAAATCAATCCTTGATTATAAGTGCCTTCCAAAAGGACACCTTTCTGTTTCGTCTGAGGTACAGCACTACTAAACACATATCGTTTACCAGTCAATGGTTGCGCAGAACTATCATCAGTGTTACTTGTACCAGAAACTGCATTCAAAGTACGATTTTGTAACACCAAACGACTATACATAAAGACATTTAACTTTTCATTCTTCATATTCAAACTGGCTAATAATAAACCAGCAGATGCATCCTTATCTGTGAATGTACGCAAATATACATTTTCAATAATAAACGGTGCAGTGACAGTTGTACCAGTTTGTTGAGTAAAAAAATTATATATAGTTCCTGCTAAATTAGATCCATTAACTATTTTATCAATAGTTGCATCTACAACCAACTCATATGCTCCTGCATTACCAACAGTTCCATCAGTATTAACATAAGTATAACAAAATAAAATTTTGCCAGGCCCAGAACTAACATTAGTTTCAAATGGTAAAGGTTCCGTTATACTGGTAGCATTATAACCAGCCTTACGTAAAACCTTACGTACAATAGCACAAGCAATGCCATAAGCATAAAATGATGGATCATATGAACTATGTCCAACATATACACAATCAGAATCTGAAACTAATCCATAAACCTCACGGTTTAAAATTACGCCAGTTTTTGCATAATCTTCAGAAAGTCTTGTTGCTGCTGACAGATCTTTCTTTGTATTAAATGCTCCTCCATAAGTTGCCATTGCTTTTTTTTCGGCAAACTCTTTCTTAACTTCTAAGTTAGGTGCTAAGTATTCATATGTCTTTCTTCCAGCAACCATTGCTCCTGGAACGTTTGCACTAATCCATCCAAGAGTTGCTGCAGCAGTTGTCCCAACTGCTTGTCTTCCATATTCAGCCCAAGTTCTTGGTCTAATATAATGTTCTGTACGCATTTGTGTATAAGTTCTTGGTCTTCTTGTTGCAGGTCTGCTTCTAAACCGTTTTGAAGATCTCTTATCGTACATATCATACTTATAATGAGTACTATCAGAATTTTTTCGTTTCATTAATTTTTATTAAGTAAACTATCTACGTCTTATAATTCTTCGTCTTCTAATCGGGGCGCGCACGCCGACCGCCCGACGACGATATGGTACCCGTGTGCGACGAACAACCCTACGAGGTGCGACACGGCGGCGACGATTATAAGGAGTAACTCTTCTTGCATACATTTATATTTTTTTATTAAGCAAACTCGGTTACTACTAATCTTCGCATTAATGCACCCAAAGTTTCTTCATCAATCATTGGATACCAAACAACTGGACTAATGTTTGATGTTATCCATATCTTCTTAGCTTTTAAAGGCTTTGAGGCTCCTTTAATTTCCACTCGGACCGGATATCTGTCCAGCCATCGTAACATATGGGATATGTCGATTCCTCCACGAAATTCATCGATAACAACGTTTTCCTCATCTTGGTAACCGTCCCAAAATTTCGTGCGGGGATCTTTGCAGTAAGCATCCATGCCAGCTTCATCCCATGCACGTCGACTTTTACCAGTTCCAGTTTTTCCCCAGAAGACCATGCATTGACGCTCCATTCCTGTTGCTCTTGAATAATCTGAACCAATTGCTCTAATAGTCCGATAATTGACCACACGTACATTTGCGGGAATTCTTGACAAATCTCCGGACTGGGCGGAGGTCCAAACGGATTCCCACTCAACCCTAGCATTTCGTTGAAAGGGTTTCGCTCCGAGTTCAAATTGAGTTCCTTCAATGGCTGTCTCTTCTTTCTGGCAATACGTGGTGGCAGCACTACTTCTCGTGAGTTCGGCGTGATGGGGTCCAAAGGTTGCTCGCACTCCATTAAGGGACTGTTTGGTCTTGAAGGCGACCATAATTTGCCAATGGCAGTATCCACTCTCTGTGCCTTTTTCAAGTTGGCCAATAATGTACTGCACACCTGGGGGGGAGTATGGTAAGAAGTGTTCATGTGGGATTGTAAGTAGCCAAAAGATTCCTTGTCTGCGTGTCATACATCTTTCTTTATTTTATATGTTTTATATATGAAACTTTTATTAGGCACCGAAAACACGTGTAGTGTCTTCTGTCACAGTTTTTTTTGTCACAGTGTGGCTTGGAATTGGGGTAGTGAGAATTGAGAACCGCTCTTAGTAAGTAATACTGAGCGGTTCGATTCTCACTTTTGTGGCGTCCTAAGTCGTTAAGCTAACGCATAGGAACATTGAGATAACCCCCCTCCGATTGAGGCGACCTACGCAAGCTCCGGAGCCACTCTGGGGGGTTAGCTGAATCT